CCTCTGTACTTTCTCCTTGTTTTGTTACTCCGTTAAGTTCGTAATAAAGGGCGATTACTTCGTGTAGTTTCATAGATTTTATATTAAATAGATTTTAATTTTCCCAAGGCAATCCGAGATTAACTATTGGTGGGTTCTTTTGATTTTCAATCAGAGTATCAATGCTTGCTTTCAACGAAGATACATCCAAACCATCTTCGAGCCAAGAGATTACCTGATCCTGCGTTAAATCGGGATAAGCAGTAAAGTCTGTTTCTGAGGGTTGAGCGCATCCATAAGATGAGTAAATCTCTGCCGTGTAGGTTTTATCGCCTACGACTTCAGTACCCTGATACCGATAATGGATTGTTTTTACAACATCGTGTAAATCTCCATCTTGAGGTGCGGTGTCTAACTGTGAAATAATCCAATTGTAAGTTGTCATTTTATTTTATTTTAATTGTTAAAGAACTACTAATACATAACCATCTCCATCTCTGTAAAAATCTCCTGCTGATAAACCTGTTGCTGACGTCGGCAATCCTACTACGGCAAGTTTAGAACCTGGAGTACTTGTTCCTATACCTACATTTCCCCCTGATGTTATACGCATACGCTCAGAGCCTGATGTTTCAAATGAAATAGGAATAGCTGCCGAACTTGCACCAGTTCCCATAACATAAGCACCACTATTGACATATAAGAAACCATAAGAAGTACCTCCAGCAGACAAAGATAATCCAGCACTTGATGTACCGTTAATATCTACTGTTACCCTATTTGCTGCGGTAAAGTTGGGGGAAGTAGTACCTATACCTACGTTGCCACCACTTGTTATACGCATACGCTCGGTATTGTTAGTTTCAAAGATTAAGGGATGATTTGTTGTTGTAGATAAAAAACTACTTGATGTACCTGCAATCAATCTAACTTTTACCGTATTATTTTCTGCAAATAATTCTGTTGATGTAGCTGAATTTAGATACGCTCTAACACTTCCAGCAACTTCTAATGCCGTGCTTGGGGAAGTTGTACCTATACCAAGTCTTCCCGAAGCATCCAAGGTCATAGCTTGTGTAAAGGATATGGCATTACCTGCTGTGCCTGAAGGGGCGGTGTACCAAACGTGATTTCCGTTTTGTTGAGCGTATATTAATGAAAAGTCATTATTGATGTATCTATTATTACTGCCATCATCATAATAATTTGTACCATAAAAAGAATCGTTTCCCACATTTGTAGAAACAGATGTTATACCTACTTGTAAAGCAGTACGACCTGCACCACTTACCCACGCACTTGGTGTTACTCCTAAACCTAAATTACCAGAGGCATCAGTTTGTAAATTACTATTTCCTATTGCACTTGAACTTGTAAACTTAGGTATGTAGTTGGTAGTTCCTGTGCCAGTTACAGGATTGGTTAATGCAGCTTGCCCCCCAATATCTGAAAGCAACTCCGATCCTGTTCTATACTTAATAACCCCACTATCACTAACCAAAAATTTATCTGTATCAGTAGTGGCATTGGCAATCTGTGAAAAGGTTACATTACCATCAGCAGCAACCCTTACCCTTTCGGTATTATTGGTAGAGAAAGATAAAAAGCCATTATCGTAATTAGTAAAGTAAGTATTTAATCCGTTTACGTTTAAGCTAAATCCATCATTATACGCATCCCCAGTTGTGCTATTTGTTAAGTGTATCTCAGGGATTGAAGCTGCCTTAATATGTAAGATAGGACCGCCACTACCCGTAGGAATTGTAGTGCCAAAACCAATATTGCCACTTGAAGTAGCAAAATAAGCACCAAGCGTACTTCTTATATCTCCACTAACATCTAATTTATATGCAGGAGAAGAACCGCCTATTCCAACATTCGTTCCGTTATCAAAAAGTATAGAATTGCCTATTGTACTTGTTCCGGTAAACTTAGCCAAGTAATTAGTAGTTCCTGTACCTGTTACTGGGTTAGTAAGAGCAGTTTGATATTGAGGAATGTTTAAAGTATTGCCAACCAAAGTCGCTGCACCACTCGTTCCTGTCGTAGTTAAAGTCAAAGCACCCTGACCGCCAATATCAGAAAGAACCTCAGAGCCAGTTCTGTAATTCACTACATTACTCGCATTGAGAACCAAAAACTTATCAGGATCGCTCGTAGCATTGGCAACACTCGTAAGCGTCAAAATATTAGAAAAAGTCTTTGCACCACTTATTGTTTGTGTAGTTGCAATAGTTACATATCCATCGGCAATGTCGGTTTCAATCAAAGTTGCTAAAGCAGTAATTGTACATTTATAGGAATAACCCGAAGAAGGGTCTCCCACTAACATTAAATCACTTAAACTCGGTGTCCTACTTTGTAATTCGGATATCTTCTTATTCGCCATACTTTTCTATTAAATAGCTTTATGCAGGGTATTGGTAATTGGTCGGAACGACACATCTGTTAGCCGTATAAGGCAATTCAATCGTAATATCAGCCTTAACCCCTGCCAACAAATCGGGTGTATCTTCTGTAAAGAAACTCAACGTAGCACTCAATCCCTCATCGAACTCAAAATTATTATATCTTAACTGAGCAATAATATCCTGACAGATTTCTAATTGATCACTCAATACCTCGGTTTCATTCGTGTCCTCTGGCAGCATTCTATCGAAAAAATACAACGAGAAATTAAGCGTAGTGCTTTTCTCTTGTATGTTACCACCTGTCAAATCAAAGAATAACGAGGGGTAGATATTCTCAGTACCTCTCGACATATAATCACTTAGGTCTCCGAAGTACACACTTTTTATCTGCTCGTGTGCGTTCGCTAAGTTTGTTATTGTCGTTACTACTTGATTTAGTGTCATTCTCTTGTTTTTGTAAGAAGATTTTTAGCTTCTTTTGATTTTTTAACGAGTAGGTTTTATTCGCCACAGCAACGATTTATATTACCTTGATATTTTTCCTCAAAGGTCATCCCCTTGCAATTATCATCATCCCCTAACCATATTGAGGTAGTGTATGCTTGTCTTTCCGGAATGATAGTATCGTAAGTACTTCCAGGATTGTTATACTCAGGGAACGTACCATATCCACTTTTTTCTAAAAGATACTTAACCAATCTTTGTTTATAGAACTCGGCTCTCGCTTTGTATCTATCAGCAACGTCAATCAATTCCGCTGCACTTGGGTTCTCTTGCCCCTCTCCTGACTTTCTTATTAACCCTTTATTGTAAAACTGATAACTCAATCCCATAGGGAGTTCACTCATCACATAATAAACCAAAGTCGGAGTAATGTAAGTGTCTAACAAATTACTCTCCACTTGTGTTAGATTATTATTCTGAATGCCATCTTGCAATCTCTCATATAAAGCCGTTCCCAAAGCAGGCAGGATATACATATCTTGGGCAGTCAAAATCTCAGGGTTCACTAATTTCTCATCGGTATTGAAATGTAACCCTGTTCTATCTTTTATTGTATCAACCGAAATAAATAATATATTCCTACTCATCGTTTATTTTTTAATAACTACAACTGCATTCCAAGTGTGCCTACATTTAGGCGAGTGTATTCCGGTATCAGGGATTGTCCACCATCCCCCGGCTCTTGCAAAAACATCATACCCTAAACGAGCAGAGATTTGCTCAATCTCCCCTCTGGTATAAACCTTATTCAATTGCATTAATCTTTGGCAAAAAGGTCGTGAGGTTTTCATATTCCTATCCTTGGCATCCGTTCTCAGATAATCCCAAGAATATTCGTATCTAACCAAAAAGGTTGTCCTTACCGGTTCATCGATAATCTCTTTCAAAGGTCTTTTCAACTTACTGATTTTTGTATCAGGATCGTAATCCAAGACATCAATAGAAACCAATTTGTTAATTCTATCTAAGACCTCTCTTTCCTCAATCTCCAATGCCTTGGCAATGTCCTCAGGTGGAATACGCTTGTTTTTGGCGATTGTATCGAGTATTTTCTTATCTAAGGTATCATCTACCACCTCATCCCTGAAAGCCAATTCTTGCGCTTCTATATCGCCTGAGAACATCTTTTTACGAGCTACCACCTTGTAGCTATCTACATTCTCCCCAAACTGAGCAAACAAATTGATTGTACTTTCAATATCATCAAATCTTTCCTCGTAAGTATCATCACCAAGCCAAGTATTAACCGCATCATCATCCAAGCCGTAACCCTGCTTCAACATAGAAACCGCCTGAGAGCGAGTTATCTTACCCTTATTGAACTCTCTGATAATACGTTGGAAGTTCTGCCACTCTCTACCTTTCATCCCTTTCAGATGCTCATTAACCATTGCTTGAGTAGGCTCTGGAGTAGCGACATTTTGATACTGGTTAGGATCAATACCAATCTTCTCTAATATCCACTCTTTAGGGGCATTGGCAGCAATAATAGTTTCGCTAAATTCAAAGCTAATAGGCTCTACTGGTTTAATATACAAATCAGAACTAACTCCGTTAATCTTAGCCAATTTATTAAAGATACTCTCTAAGAATTGCTGCTTGTCATTAACGTAAGTGTTCTTAAATACCTCATAGCCATCACGAATTTCAGAACGAGTACCAAGTGAACCCTCAACCAAAATACCAAACAAAGATGGAGTAGTAATCTGATGCCCTGCAAAGATATTCTGTTGTATCATTGCATCTACTTGATTAAAATCCTCTTTAGTCAAATCAGACGCACCCAAATCTTGCACATCGGGTTTCTTAGCAATATCCCCAACAAAAGAAAGGATAAACTTCTTACCATCTGAACCAGAAAACCTATCCGTAAATCTTCTTTCAATATTTCTTTTCTCATCAGGAGAGGGTTCGCCATTCGGTAAGGTAATCAACTTAGAAGCCGAAAAACCTGTCTGAGCATTACCCAAAACGTGCCTTGAAACCTCTACATCACTCTCAATATAATTCAAAGCACCCATATAAGAGGGTAAAGCATAAGTGTCTAACCCAGGTCTGTATTCTTTGATATAAAGTATTTGCTTTCCAATCTTATTACCTGTATTATAGGCAGGGATAACCTCTACCTCTTCTTTTCTGTCTTGCCAATTACTCTTGTACCAAAACTGAGTATTGTCTTTATTCGATCTCAACTTTGTGTAATCAATATGACAGATGCTCGCAATCTTACCGCCTAATTGCGACCAAATAATCTCCAAATAAGCACCACCAAAAACCTCAATATCTATCGAAACCTTACGAGTTAAATCGGTTAGATTTTCATACTCATTAGGTCTGTTGATAAACGCTTCTGCATTAGCATCTTCCTCTTTTGTTGCCCATCCGTTTCCGGTAATGTAGTTTACCTTACCTCTTACAATTGCGTTATGCTTGGCACTCTTATTGTATAAAGACAAAAGATAATTAGGATAGTCGTTTCTCTCTCCGAACTCAATATACCCCTGACCTTTCTTTTCTCTATACTCTGGCTGCTTTGCTTCTGCAAAGTTTAATATAATTATGTTATCCATCATCGTACTATAAATGTATTATTAGGTTCATATTTCGTATAAGCAAAAGACGTGGCTTCATTCAACCTCATTATCCCTGTTTCTAACTTGCTTGTCGCATTAGCAGGGTTTGTGTTCGTGGTAGAGGTTTGCTCGTAAATCTCATACTCCCATTCCCCACTATCATAATTAGTAAAGTAAGTGTTAGTTACAAGAAAATTCATCGTATCTCTCCTTAAATGCCGAGATATTCGCTGCCTGTAAAAGAACGAAACTCCTAACAATATTGCTTCCCCGATGCGTAAACACGAAAAGGTAATTAGGGTTCGTTAAGGTCTGCTTCTCCTTTAACGTCAATATAATAGAGTTTGTCTGACCTTTCGTTAAATATATCATACCTCTAAATAGAAAATTATCTGAATTTTACCAAAAGAAAAAAGCCACCCCAAAAAGGGATGGCTCTAATCTACCTATAACGAACTACGAAAGCAATTAGGAAACAAGACCTGCAATGATCCCGCTATTTACTTCGGGTGCAAGTTCTTTCTCTCCACCTGTGAAAGTCAAAGTGTAACCACTTCTATCTCCCTGAGCAGTTCCGGTGGCAGAAGTTCCACCTGTTACATCCAATCCTGTGTAACGACCTACTAACCAATATTTATCGTTAGCATCCTGTACAACAGCCATCAGAGTATTTTTAGCCAACAACAAGATTTCATTTCTTGTATTAGCTTGGAGTTTGTTAAGAACGATTGAAAGTTCCTGAGCATAAAACACAGTTCCGTTTTCAACAGAAGCGGTAATTGTTTCAGTCAAAGCACCTGTGTTCTTTACTAACTCATATTTGTAGAATACCTTACCAGCCGACTTAGTGATAGCAGAAACGATACCAGAAGCCTCTGTAACTGAAGCCACGTTTGCGTGGGCAATCAACCATACCGCTTTGATACCGCCTAAACTTTCACGACAATCGAGTGTGTACCCCTGTGTTAAAGCGCAAGCCATTTTATTAAATTTTTTTAAGAGTTATTAAAGAGTGGGTAACCCCGAAAGATTACCCACCTTTTTTATTAGATAATGAAAGAAGCGATCTCATCCAAGAAGGCAACATTCACACCCATCTTGAACTCAGATACGAAACGAACTTGGTCGGCTTCTTTAGCATAGAATAACTCGAAACGCTCTTCTTCGTTGAGCAGGTCAGTTCCAAGGAACATATTGCTCAAACGGATAGCATAAATCTTGTTTACACCATTCAGACCTGGAGTAGCTACAACCTTGATAGGAGTACCGGGCAGGAAGAACTCGCTGTCGGCTTTACCATCAAAGGCATAGTTAAACATATTGGCATTCTTCAGAGCGATAGTGTAAGTACGGAACACATCTTGACCGCACCAAATAGTCATATCGTCTTTAGAAACAACCTGAGCAGGGATAGCCTTGTAAAGAGCATCGAAGATAGCAACTACGTTAGCAGTAGTGATAGCAGTTGCAGTACCACCATAATAAGTAGCATTGTTGGCTTCTACGGCAGAAGTACCGATTAAAGTAACAAGACCTTGGAACTTATTAAGGTTTACGTTAGCTGAACCAGTAGCACCTTGCCAGATAGCAGTTTCCAACTGAGAAGCAATGCGCTCAGCTTTCTTGCCTGTATAGTCAGCAGCGAAAGCGATAGAGTCGTAACGGCTTCCCTCAGGCAGAGCCTTTTGGAGATACTTAGCCTCGAGGTCTTTAGGACACAGAGACTCGTTTACTTTAATTTTACCTACGGTTACAGTACGCTGAGTGAAAGTAGTTGTACCACTTGCATTGAAACCGCAAGAAGAACCACTTTGGAAGATAGCGTCAGTATCCATAATGTTGATGGTCTCGGCTGATTTTACACCGACCATTACGTTACCTTGATCTTTAATCAAAGCAGCGGTTTTGCTTCCAAGAACGGAAGAAGTTACCAATAGAGCTTCATTCTCTTTGGTATAATTTGCTAATGCTGAAACGTCAAAAGCCATTGTTATTAAATTTTAATTGTTTGAAAAATTATTTCTTAGTGTACAAATTGAGAAAGCGTGAGATTTTTTCATTCTTGCTTTGATAGTGCTTTTCGAAAACCTCTTTAGGTTGAGTAGCAGGAACAGATGGAGTCTTAGTAAGTTCGATTACAACGTCAGTCAGTTCTTGGATAGCCTGCGAAAATTTAGCAGCTTGCTCATCCATCATAACTTTGTTTTCATCTTTTTTCTTACCATACTCAGCAAGTTGTGCTTCCATTTCAGAAACTTTCTTTTTAAGGAGTTCAACTTCGCTTACTGGCTCTTCAACAGGAACTTCGGGAGTTTCGAGTTCAACGATAGTGGCATTCTCATCAAGAGTGATTACAGTTCCATCAGCGAGTTTGTGTTCTCCGGCAGGAGCAGGAACTTCGTTTCCACTTTCATCAACAATAGAAACCTTACCGCCAAGTTCAAGTTTGTCAATCATTACTTTAGCACCCCCCTCGAGTACATACTCGGAGAAAGTGGCAGCGACTACCTCGGGCTGAGCCTCGGCAAACATCGCCTTGATTTTCAATAGTGCTTCTTGTGCAGTCATAAAATTTATTGATAAATAGTTAAACACTTCCTTGATTACCATATAGAAAAAAGGGGAGTGTAGAAACACCCCCCGATTTTAACCAAACTATGAAAAACCTATTTTACCTCTTGCAAGATTTTAATAATATCATCCATCATCTTCTCTTCCTTAGTCATCGGCTTTGAATAGTTGAAGATACCCTCAACCGAAAAACCTTTGACCTTTCCTTCTTTAATCATATTCCAGACATCCTCATTCTCAACCTTAAACGAACCGAACCACGATCCCTCATTGACATCTTCAAACCCTTTCATCGGCTTGATACCCCTTTTCTCATCCACTATCCAACTCTCAAACATAGTTACCCCATCCATCACTTGACCGCTATCGTGCATCAAATTTACGTTATTTTGATAACCTTTCTTAAAATATTTTTGAGCAATTTTTTTAATAGTGTCTTTAGTAAATACAACATAGTACTCTCCGTTTCCATCGTTTCTATAAATAGGTGTGTCAGCTAACATCAACGCACCTGTGATTATCCTTTCCTCTTCATCTTGGATAGCAAATGATTGTCTTTCGATTTGCTTTAACTTACTCTCTGCCCAACTCAAAGCACTTGCACCACCCCAAGCATCGTACATCAACTGACCACAACCATCACCATAACCCTTTGAGGTCTGAGCAGCGTCTTTATGCCTTGAAAGAAAAGAATACATTCTCTTGATCGTTTCAACGCTTATAGGTTCTCCCTTGGCTAATTGATTTGCCCTTTGCTTTCCGACAGGTGTACCACAATCTCCCCATCCGTTTTCCTCTGCCCAATCCAGAGCGTTCTGGGCATTGTTCTTTACAGCATCCGGATAATCAGAGTAACTATCTTGAAACGCTAAGAATGACTTTTCAATTGCAGGTCTATCAACCAAGGCAACAAAATCAACCTCAACATTGCTTTCTAAATCTTCGCTAATATCTAAGCGGTATATTGGTAATTGTTTTTCCATAACACTAAATAGAGTTTTATCCTAATCTTGCTGCTCTGTTAATTCTTCTTATCCTTTCCTGAGAACTACTTACATCACTTTCAACAACATAGGCTCTGCTTGTTGCGTTTCCTAAAGTTTGTATAGCCTGAGCATTTAATAAAGTTGATTGTACCTGTGGTGTAGGAGTAGGAGCGATCGGTGCTGAACCAGTAGGAGCAATGTTAGATTGTAATGAACTCGGTCCTGTTGTTTTTGTTGAAATAATAGATTTTACATTCTTAAAACCTGTTGCTAATGCGCTAATCATTGTAGCGATTTTAACACCAAGCGAAACAGGTGCAACACCTGGAACAGGAGCAGCAAAAACTTGCGAAGCAGCTTTATATGTGTTTATAGTTGCTTCTGCAATCGCAAAGGCTTTACCTGCTGCGGTTTGTTGTCCTAAGAGTTGAGAAATATTTCCGGCAGCCGAAGCATAATTACCTAACTCTTCATTCAAGGCTTTCATACGAAGATTTCTTTTTAATCCCTCGTATTGTCTTTCTAATTCTAATTCAGCTTCCTTATTCCCTCTGATTAGTTGTAACTTTCTTTGATATTCAGCGTCTAATGTAGCCAACTCTCGTTCATCCTGAGACACTAATAACTGACCTAATAAATCGGTTTTTTCTTTTGAAGTATCTTGTAGTTTTTGTAAACTATTTAACCCACGATCAATCGCTTCTTCAAAAGTTTTATCCCTACTTTCTAAGTATTTTCTTTCCGCTTCTTGTTCCTTTTCTCTTGCTTGTTGTCTTTGCTCGAAATCTTTATCACGCAAAGATTTTCCATATGCTAAATTTTTCTCAAAGTTCTTTCTCCGTAAGTCCTCTAATTGTTGCTGATATTGTAATTCTGCTTCAGCATTTGCCTTAGCTTCCTGTGTAGCTTTAGATTGGGCTTCTTTTGCATCTGCCCTTTCTTTATCAGCGATACGCAACCTTTCATTTGCACCCTCTACATTTAATTGCCTAACTGATTGTTCACTAATTCTTACCGCATCTTCATAATCTTTGTTTAGCTTATCTAATTGTTCCTTATTCTTTTCTCTCGCTTTTCTAATAGCCTTTTCTGCTAAAGGACCTGCATCTTCGCTGATTTCCTTTTCGATTGCTCGTTGCTCTGCATTGAAATCATCTAATATCTTCTTTTTGTCGGCAACATTTTTCTTAGCAAGTTCAATATCTTTCTGACTATATTCTTGATTTATCTTAAAGATATTTTCCGCTGACTCTCCCTTAATCTTTGCTTCAAGAATAGCATCCTCTCTTGCATTCTGTAATGCTTGGCGGTTTTTATCAAAGAGTTTATTTTGCTCATCGATTGTCGTATTCAGCCTATCATTAGCTTCTTTTGCTGAGTCAGTAGAACTTGTCCAATCAGATATTTTGTTAATCAACGCACCAACACCAATAACCAATAAACCAATACCTGTGGCAGCAATAGCCGCTTTCAAAAATGTAAAAGAACGACCTACACCAACAGTAGCCACCCCGAAAGCAGTTTGTATCTTTGTGGCTAAGATCGTTACCACATTATTAGCCTTTTGGAATATAGTGGTGTTTTGAATAACCGCACCCAATTGCTTAAATGAGTCGATACCCTCTCCGATAGATTGCAACCCCTGAGAGATTGCCATTGCTGATTGAACCTTTAAGAGTGCTTGCTGAACCTGATCACTCTCAACACCTACTAATCCGATTGCTCCTTGAACCGCACCAAAACCACCTGCAACGGCTGATAATGAACTTGTAAACGCTTTGAACTTAGCATCCGGATTGAAAGCGTCTGTCAATGCCTTAGCATCTCCGATAGCGTCTTTTAGTTCCGCTGCCTTTTTTGCTGCATTAACGGCTTCCTGTGAGGTAGCACCGAACTTGGCTGATAACTCAGTTACATCTTTTTGTGCATCTCTTAGTTGTTGCTTTAATGAGCCTACCGATTTGACAGCCCCATCGGCATTGGCTTCTACCTTAAACCCTATTATCTCTTGTGCCATACTTAATAAGTTAATTCAATTACTTTCAAAAATTCGCATTTCGTAGAGTCAGGCACATTAGGATTGAAGTCGATTACTTTATTCAATCTCCAAAGAGAACCATCGATATAAATAAGTTTAGAAAAATCTAACGAATAAATATCAGTCGTTTTTAGGTAGATATTGCAAGTCAGTAGCTTTGAGTCCTTATCGATAATCTCGTTGATATATTCACTCCAGAATGCATTGTAAAGGTTTGCACTCGGGTAATCAGTCGTGATATTAAAGTATAATTCTGTTGGAACTCCGAAGTTAATATCAGCTAAAGGTGTGTTAGGGTTATCCAAATGCCCTGCATATCCATAAGAAGTTAAAGCAGAACCTAAGTTACCATTGCTATTTCTAATATGCCAACTATGTACTCCGGTAATCTTTCTTACCTGCATTATACGAATGACGTGTTCCGTTCTATCCTCTGAGGGATTATTCTGTGTGTTTGATTTGTGGAAGATAGTTGGGAATATCTTATCTTCTCCTGTATAACCCACCAAAGGAGTGGCAGCAAAAATTATCTCTAAGGTTTGTTTATCGTTAGCAAACTCAAACCCAGTATCTTCTAAATAATCCGCATACCCTATACTATATCTCTTAAAGTAATCATCGTTATAGAAATCACCATCCTGTTTATACTTATACTCAAAATATCTTCCGTTAAGTTCGCTCATCGGCTTAATCTTAAACGGCTTATTTCTATCTACTTTGTAACTCCAATCTAAGTTCTGCCCTGATGGATCATCCAATAACAAAAGGTCTGTATTGTCAATCTTCAATTCCTCTTCTAAGTCGTTTATCTGTAAGAAATTCGCAGTATGCTGATAATAGTCAATCCAAGGAATGATATTTAAGTGCTTCTCTTTTGTTGCATCTTCAACAATATAAAGATTGAACATCTTAACAATCGAAGCCACGAAATCTTTTTGAAAGATACCTCTCGGAATACAGGTAGCGTTTATGTCTATATTATCTCCCAATTGATAATCAACAAACGTCAAAGAAGCCGTTTTAATCTTAAATAACCCTTGTCCGATTTGTACTATCAATCCAAAATCAGTAGCAACATCTTGCCTAAATCTAAAGCTAACAACATCGTTAGTATTCAAGGTTATATTTCCGGATACTGAAAGTTCGTGAACGATAGGAGTAGCTGATGAGGAACTCTCCCAAGAAAAACTATTGATAGCCGTTCCGTTTACCAATACATCAAAGTGAAAAGGGATGGAACTATTCTTAAACCACGACAATCGAATATCACATTCGAAAGTACCTGTAAAACTCGTTCCTGTGTAAGTAAATTGAGTGAACTGAGCATTCGGAGTATAGTTTTGAGTAATCTCCGAAATACTCATCGGGATTAACTTGGTCGTTCCATCTGCTTCTGTAAAGCTATAAGAGTCGTTTCTCCTTTGGAAATTGTAAGCCTTTTGAGTACCGAAGTTCTTTTGGTTATTAGGGATGATTAGCCTTTTGAACAAATTACTATCAAAGAAATCAGAGGTATAAGTATATCCTGCACCTGTGATAATCTTATCCATATATTCCCTAACGAATAAGGCAGGTCGAAAAGCACCCACTTTCCAATCCCTTTTGTTATTTTCTGAATATTGACCATAATCTATTAGCGGATAATAATAACCATATCCCGATGCGGTAGTTCCTGATGCTTGTTCCCAGGAGTTTACAATGTTATCTCTTGACCATTGATGATCGTATGCCGAGAAATCTAATTCCTCAATCTTCTTATTCCCAACGGCTGACACAAAACCACCCAATTCCCCGAACACCGCACACTCATATTCTATCGTTCCCCTGTCAATGGTTATCTCTAATAATCTCAGAATGCCTTTGAAGATCTGTATCTTATCTACATAGATAACACAACTTGCGGCTTTGCTTGCGTTGAAGTTGTAACCCACGTTATCGGCTGACTCGTTATAGAAGTTGGCATTATTGAAGTCGAATATATGACCGAATAATTTATTATTAACTGCATTGCCGGGTAGTGTTATGGTTTTTGAAAAGTTGGTATTCCTTGATGAAAAATCTTGAATATCATCAATAGCATAGGTGTACTCAGTAGATAAATCTTTACTGAGGTCTAACCTGTAATCCTCTAAGTATATCTCAGTATTGATCATCGGTATTGAGAATTAACTTTATAGCCTAATTCAATATCTAATTCTAAGTTAAACGTCTTATCCGCAAACCTTTTCTTTTCACTCCAATTGGTAGTTCCTACCACCACAGGAATAAACTGATTATTCCTCTCCATATACACTTCGGGAGAAGATATTAACTCTTTCATCCAGTTGTAATCCGTAAAGTTTATCCAATCGCTAATTAACTTATAGGTTACTTTTTGTTGCGTAGCAAAGGGGATCGTACCGCCATATAGACGCCCGTAAGCATCGACATTATCCATTGACGTACTCGCTGACTCATATTCATAGTTTAATCTTTCAAATGACTTTCTTTCTACTGACCTTGATTGCCTGTTTACCAAACTGAAATGATACGTTTCATATCCACCGACACTATTTAAGAAATGCAAAGCAATAGGATCATATTGAGTGCAAGATAAATTCACTCGCATAGTATCTACCTGTACTCCGGCTATCTTTGCTCTTACATCATAGTACTTTGTGTTACTATCGATGATTGTCGTTCCTATGTAAGTATTCAATGCTCTTGGAGAAATATCTACCAAGGCAAAGTCTTTCCACGATGTTGTTGAACCTGTATAGGTCGTTACAGTTCCATCAGTTACAACAATATCTAATGACAAGTTCTTGGTTGTATTCTCTGCATCACTCAGAAACGAAGTATAAAGCGTTCCTGTTGTCAGTAATGAATAAGGGAACTGAACCTGTGTCTTATCCCTATTGGTTAGATAGAACCCTGCATAGCTTGTATCATATCTTGAAGCAGATAAGAACGCATCTGAGGTCGGATTGTATAGGTAATCAAAAGTATAGTTATATGCTTTCGCTGATGATGTTTCTAAGTTAGTATAAAGAACCCCACCATACTCTTCCCCGAACTTAACCTCAAAAGGAACGTAAATATCTGAACCTGTATAAGGGAATGCGCTGAATGTAGATATGTTAGGCTTAAAATACGAGTTCCAATAATTCCTGATGATAGGTCCTACATTGAAGATACCTTTTGTTGATACTGGCTGAGGGAATGACTTTAACCTCGTTACCAATGAACCATCGACATAAACATCACAAACGTACTTAAAGTTAGTTTGTAAGTTATTATTTGAACCCACTACATAATAGAGGGGAGCGTGTATTGTTGAGTACGATGCAGGTGTACTATTGATTGTTATTCCCATTTTGTCTTATTAAAATTCTTACATCTTGTCCTATAATCTTGCTTATCGCAGTAGCGAAGTCATTACCGAAATAAAGGTCTTTAGCCTGATCGAAATAACCCGTCTTTCTTAAACCTCTTTTCTTGATATTAACCGCTATCGCATACGCTAAACTTTTCTTTCTTGATGCTTCGCTTACCATCTTAGATAGCGATTGCCTCTTCGCTTGTCCTCTGGTTAATGCTACATCCCCTTTTACGTTATTTCTCCTTACCCATTTGAGGATATTCAAAGCCATTCCTTTGCCAACCCCCAAGGTCTTAAATCTATACGGAGAATTAGGAGAACCCGACTGCACACCTGTAACCCCTTTATTCACATAGTCATAATACTTTGCAGCACTTGATCCTACTGGATAACCCATTTCTATCGAATAGGTATTCCCTTGCTTTACTAATTCTCCGGAACTGACATCATCACTCAACGCACCTGTATCAGAGATACCTAATACTTCGATGTTCTCTTTGACCTTTAAGATGAAGTTAGCTGCTGCTTCAATCATTAGTCTTTGTAGGGCAGGGAGTTCGGCAATATCCCTTTCTGTTGCGCCTAACCTATTGAGCAACCCCTCATCTAAAAGTTCTGCTTGTACCTGCTTAATACTTTTTGCCATACGCTTTTCTTAGTTGCTCTACTTCGAACTCTCCTTTCGCTTTGAGGTAAGCCAGGTCATTAAGGTATTGTAATAACGGGAGTTCATACGATTGCTCGAGTGTGATTTTTTCGAAGTCAGCGACCAACTCGGTTTGGTATATCCATCCATAGTATCGCATAAAGTTTGATACACCGCTTCGGCTTGATACCTTGTCATCTTCATCATCATCTCCTTTATCAAATAATCCTTGGAACTCTTTATCCAACTTTTGTAAACTTGATAAAAAAAAACCACGCTTCCAAGTACCGCTGTAATGGGAGCTTCTAACATATCTTGAGCGTACTCTTCGTGCCTTGTCGCTTCGTACTTATCCACTTTCCATCCGAACCAACTCTTTCTCATAGGCATAACCATACACGCAGCTATCTTATGCAAGTTTCCGTTTACGTCTTGACCGAAATGCTTTGTTTCGATATATCTTGCAGCAGGTATCTTCCTGACATCATAAATACACTTATACCTCTTGTTGTTGATCTGGATAAACTTTTGTGGCTCAGGTTTGATGTCTTCGTGGATGAACTTAATCTTTTTTAGTAATACATTAAGTTCCTTTAATGGCAAAGAGTCGATTTAGTTCTAATGCATATTAGTAAAGATAGCTGCTGATTGAACAGCTAAATCTATATTAGTCAAGTCCTTAGATTTGATAAACAAATCATTTAACTGCTGCCATTGAAAAACGGATATATCTTTCCAGTTCATATCACTAAATAGATAAACCGCAATATCTTGTCAAGCAAAGGAATATTTGCCTTGTCCTGTATTTCGGGTGTAGTGATGCCAAGCCAAACCTAAAGCCATTACACAATCATCGTGGAAGCCTTGCGGTGCTGAATATTTAACTCCAGTAGCGGTGTATTGATACTCAAAGATTTCAAGTTCCTGAGTGATATGCCCCTCGGGGAATGATATTTTCCTTTGTTGGATAGCTGATGCCAAACCCTCCATAAGTTGTTGCTTAGAGGTTGAACTGAACTTAAACCCACTAACAGGCAAACCATCCCTTTGTAAATCTTCAAAGATAGGATCGCCTGCTCCGGTACTATCAATCAAAGTCGGTACTTTAGGTAACTGAGATATAACCTGCTTTGTCTGTCTCCAGTCCTTTTGAAACCTGTCAAAGTAACAAACAGAGCCATTCTTATCTAAGCCGATGATAACGGTGTAATCCACCGACTTCGCCAAATCTATCCCAAACGCAATAGGAGGCTCACCAGTCAATCCAAAGGTACATTGCTTGATGTAGATACTACCGAAAGGATTAGCGGCATTTTCAGCCGGGTTTGCCATATATTCTTGCTCGAATACTACCTCAGGTAATTGGGTTCGGGCATCGTCTATTTCTGTTTTATCGATATGAGGATTGTCGTAGGTAGTGAACTTAAAACTCTCCCAATCGGGTTCTCCGCTTTTAAGGAATAAAGAATAGAAGAAGTTTTTGCCTTTAGGAGTGGATATGAATAACGCTCTGCCCTTGTAATCTGTTAGGGTAGGTCGGATTGAATTAAGCCATCCATTTTCTAAGTCAGGGATGAACGACGCTTCATCTATAACCCCGAAATGAAACTTGCGACCTCTGAGGTTGTCTAATCGTTCGCCTGTAAAAAAGTAAACCGCACCGCCATTGGGGAATTTGATTGATAGTTCCGATTTGTTAGCTTCAAAAGGAACTGCTTTGGCTAATTGGTCAAAGAAGACTCGAGCCAGGTTATAGGTTGGTGTAACGTAGAATACCTGTTTGCCTTGTAAAGCATTGATAATGATTTCAATTTGTGAAAGTTCCGATTTTCCAAAACGTCTGCCAGCCATTACAACACGAAACCTTGCCGAACTATCAAGGATTACTTGTTGGTTAATATGTGGGATTGGCAGTTCAATTCTCATAGGATTGTTTTCCCATTTACAAACACGACCTCAATACGGCTATCGCTGCTCACTTGTTGCGTTTCTTTTGGCTTTCCGTAAACCCTTGTTAATAAAGTTTCTACCGAATATAGGCTCCCTTTCTCCAGGCTCTTTCTCATTGCGTTAGCGATTGTCTTTTCTAAGATCGTGGCTTTAGGGTTATCCCAAACCTCTTTGAGTTCATCTACCCCCATCTGAAGCATAACTTGAATAGTATCGTTTATCTCCGATAGCTTATATCCTTGTTCCCTTAAAAGCGTTACATACTTCTTCGGTCTTCCGTTAGGGTTTAACGTAGTGCCTTTTTGAATTTTATTGCCATCGTGTGGAAATGCCATAGCGTCTGTTAATCGTCTGTTACTAAATAGGTAACCCATTCTTTTTGATTACTAAACTTGGGTCAAGCTTTTTCATTCGGTCTATTATTACCTGACAATACTTAGGG